GACATTAATTATCTCCTAGCCAATGCAAAACAGTATTAGAGTGAATAGAACTTAAAGATTTAGCATGAGTTTCATCAAGCTGGTTAAAGTATAGACGCAACTGATTATTAAGTTGGTTCGCAGTATATTCATCATATTCACGAGAAGGTACCGTTAAGTTAGGTGCTTTAGGTTGTTTGATGTGAGCCATTAGCCCCTCCTTCCGTTAGGTCTTGCATCAACACGTGTTGTACCATACTGCCACTGAGTACCTAGTGTGTCTGATTCAATCTTAAAGTTCATCTGTCTACCTCGAGCTCTTATAAATACTTGGTTAGTGTATTGATTAATATTACCTGATACAGTCACCACGTCTTTAGCTAATGACGCACCATTGGCTGCGGTGAACGCTGTGGCTGCTCCTGGAAACTTGCTAACTCCAACAGTCATAGTAACCTCGGGTATAAGTGCAGTGCCGGTTGCAGTAGCTGTGTCTGACTCTGTAAAATCTACATCAGGAATAACTCTACGTGTGAGCATAAAGTTTTGACCCTCGTTAATATCCATGAAGGATGACTGTATGTATGCAGGGATTGGGTTAGATGGAGTCGTACCTGGTTGTCCATCGTCGTGTCCGTTCTCATGCTCATAAATATAGCCATTGTAAGTAGCTAATGGGTATTCATTAATACCTGCATCAACCCAAGTGTTACGAGTTAATTGACCATAATACCAAATATCATCTTGATAGTTGTAGATAACATAGCGGTTAATACCGGTTGTCGATGCTTCAGATGTATAGAACCAAATAATCTCACTGAACTCTTTATTAACACCTGCATAGACAATAGATAATTGGTCTTTATTAATATCGTCAAACACATAGCGACGTAAGTTACAACGCAACACGTTAACACGACCATCATAGATATAGAAGTTATCGGACCCCATCCAATAGACCACGTTATTTACAGTAGTCACAGCATTAGGCCCTGCAATACTTACTGAGTTAGATAAAAGTTGTAAACCAAAAACTTCAGCAGTACCTAAAAACTGCAACGTGCTTATCGCGGTGTTTGTCCAAACAAGTGTTTCTTGTCTAGCATTAATAGCTGCAATAATCTCGTTACCTTCTTTGACTCGTAAGAAGCCTGCAGTGTTAGCCACTTCGGGTTTCCAGTATTCTGGTTTAGGACCTATATCTGCATTAACATCTGCCCAGCGAATAAGAAGCTTATCTTTAGCACCACCACTGTAATCATTATAAACATAAGTACCTACGGTTGTTGCATCTGAACCCGGGTCATATGCCATTGTGTAAGTAAACGTTGTATCGCTTGTAACTATTATTTGATAATTACCTACATAAGCTTTAGGTTGTTGGTTAGACATTGTTACCCAGTCGCGTGTAGCTAATCCATGATTTGTTGTGGTAGTTACCGTTGCTGTTGTACCACTTCGTGTAATACTTGATATAGTCTGTCCCGCAGTTGTTGTCTCATTATAAGCTGTGCAATCTAGTGCTAATAAGTGTCCACTTGGTGCAAATAAAAGATTACCTACTTGCTCAGGTACAGCAATAGAACCACTTAAAGAACTCATGAGTACCGCACGATTACCAAACCCAGCACTATAGACCCAATAGTAAATATTACCACTACCTACATTAAAGATAAGGTCGTTATTAAAGTCATCCATAAAGACCTGTCGAGACGGGTTGTAGATAGGCACTGTAGCACCTGAACCCCAAGTACCTCTAGACCAAACACCTGCGCCAAAACCATAACCATAAGTTGATGTACCTGCACCGATATTGATTTGAAATGCTGCAGTGATAGAAGTACCACCACCTGACGCTGTTGCTGTTGCCGCTGTGCTGTGAGTAATTGTAAATGTATCTGCTGTAGGGACAGTAACAATTTCGTATTCACCATCAACATCAATGCCACCTACAGTCGTCGCACCCGAGAAAGTAACATAGTCACCGATTGTTGCGCCATGTCCTACAATTGTAATGGTCACTGTAGTTAAAGTATTAACAGTAGATATGCAGTTATCTGTGGCAGGCGATGTAAAAGTAGCTCTGATAGGTGTAATATCATAAAGTGAAGTACCAGAGCGGACATAAACTTTTTTAGTTGTACCTAATCCTGCAATCTCTGACCCATCGTCTGTACGATACACATGCATGGCTGTTGCTTCGCCTACATATTGGTCAAAGGTTGCGACTTTCCATCCACCAATTTTTTCGGGGTAGCCGCCTCTGAAACGAATTTTATCCCCGTCGTACCAGCTTCCCATATTAGATAGGTTACTAATGTCACGGTTAATACCAGGCATAAATTTTAATTTAGATAGAGGCATTTTTATTATTCCGCATTAATAGTGCATGTTCTGCAAATCTTCGTCTAATTAATCCTTTGAGTATGCGACCACCAGCTCGTCGGTATTTTAAAAGAACTTCTCCAGCTCTCTTTTTATCACCACGCTTAAAAGCCGACCGCACTGTGCTTCGCTGAAATGTTCCCAAACCAAGATTAAAGCTAAAGCTGACAAGAGCATCAAACTCAGATTGACTTGGTTGCACAGGATGTAACAAACGAAGTACTCCATTTTCAAACTTTAATAAATCCTTTCGTAATAGGCCGTCGATTTCATCATTTCCCATTGTCCTATCCCAATCACTAGGGAGCTCAGGAGAACGAGTGATAAGATGACCAACGCCCACAGTCCAGTATCCAGCAGGACATTTATAAGGTTTTTTAACCACGCCTTCAAATGCTTTAATAAGGGCAATCCCTTCCTCCGAAGTTTTCATGAGTCATCCTTATTTCTTTTCCCAAGTTCTGCTTCCAAACCAGAAGCCAATAATAGAGGCTACAATCGCCATCTCTTCTTCACTAAATACAATGTTCATCGCTTCAGCAAAATTTGCTCCAGACTTTATTGCCCATATCATTCCGGTGACATCAACAAATAAGAGAAGAGCAATAAAAATATAGGTGATAATGGGGCGAACACTAGCACGGAGATTAGTAACCCAAGGAGATGCATTGTCCGAGAGTTTTTCATCATGCTTATAAAGCGCTGCTCTTTCTTCTGCATAGGTTTGCATTTCAACTTGGTCTGTTCTAAGTTCTTCGATTCTTTCTTGTGAGGCATAACCTGCTTTAGCCATTTCCATAGCTCTTTGCATTTCAATCTGTGCCATTTCACGTTCATGCTTTTGGTCACCTTTTTGTTTAAAAAAATCTAGTACACTAGGTAGTCCCGATGTTGCAAAGCCTAGTATAGCTGATAGTATTGATAACATTATTTACCTCGCTAAAGAATTTTTAAAAGGGTTTTCGGCAAATGCCATGTATATGTATGTACCACCACTTGCATTAGTACCATTATAAGTCCAACGCAGTTTTACACCATTAGATAGAAAATCAATTTCAGGACTATTATTATTCTCTGTTCCGTTTGTATTTGGAAATAACTCCAGCCCACCTGCATTATAAGTATCTCTTGCAGCATCAAGGACTACCCAGTTTGCAACACCATTAGTTCTCTTAATCATAATATAAGCAGGTCTAAACCCTGTGTATACAAACGTACCATCAGTAGAACCATTCCCAGTATACTTACCGATTTTTGAGTATCCCTCAACGCTATGAAAACAATAGGCGACACTAGAATCTGTTTGGTTTTGGTAAATGACGCTAGAAGTTGGAACAGAGTTAGATGCAGTACCTGAAGCATTCGTTGTATTTAAACTCAAAAAATCTAAAGAACCATCAACTACTGTAGTGTACGCCCAAAAATTAGAAGTAGATGCTCTTGATTTTACAAAGAAAATTTCTGGTGCTTGGTTTAATCCATGTCCAACTGTTTGATTGCTTGTTGTTCCAGTAAATGTAAGTATAGAAAACCCTGCTGTTGGGTTAGCAGATACTGTAGATGCTATTGTTCCTGCTGTGTTAGATACTGCTGTACCTCCTGCTTTCCAGTTCCATGAGGCAAAGGTTACTCCACTATTGTTATAAGTTCCAGTGCTAACCTTAAAACCATTTGTAATTAACTCAACATAATCTCCCAAGTCACTTTCGGCTTCTGTAGAGTTTGGTTTTATACGAGCTCCTGGCCCTACCAAACCTTGTCTGACAGTGTCATAAACAATCTGGTCATCACCAATACTCCTAGCTTTTATCCATGTAAAGTCTGGGGTAAGTGAGGGAACACTTATTGTGCGGTTTGTACTAAAATCACCAGTATAAAGCACAGTACTAAAATACTGACTACCATCTTTAATAGCACTATCAGGTAGGTTATATGTATTTAGTTTTTTATAGCCTGTAGGTGGTGTGTAGGCAAATGGTCGTTGTCCAAAGTTATGGTATAAAGTGCAAGATTGAGCAACAGATGAAGCAGGCATAAATGAACCAC